TTTTTTTAGATCTATGCGTACCCCCCCTGTCTTTTCTTCCAATATATCCCCGATGCAGTCCAGAACGATGCCAGACAGTCCCTTTACAGCCCGACCAGTCACAGACAGTCCTAGTTAATGGGCGCTCGTAAACATGCGCTACGAGGGGCAATCAAACCAAGGCTTCACAGTCCACTTCTTAAAGGCAAAACTCGCTCAGATGAGATTGCCAAGCTTGCAGATGATCTTGGCACTCCCTTAATGCCGTGGCAGAAGTGGGTTTTAGATGACATGATGCGTGTGGACGCCAAAGGTAATTACATTCGCAAGACATCGCTGTTATTGGTAGCACGCCAGAATGGTAAGAGCCATCTAGGACGCATGCGCGTCATATGGGGACTGTTCTACGGTGGCGAGATGAAGCACTTGATCATGTCTTCCAACCGAGCCACTGCCCTCATGACCTTTCGCGAGATTGCATGGATCATCGAGAACACGCCTGCGTTAAAGGCCGGTACTAAAGCCATCCGATATGCCAATGGTGGTGAGCGAATAGAGCTTCTTAATGGCGCAACACTTGACCTCGTATCAGATACTCGTGATTCATCTCGTGGTCGCACAGCTGACTTCTTATGGATCGATGAAGTTCGAGAGATCAGTAAGGAAGGCTACACAGCCGCAATTCCTACGACTCGTGCAAGGGCTAACAGCCAGACCTTCCTGAGTAGCAATGCTGGCGATGCATTCTCAGAGACCCTTAATAATTTGAGAACGCGTGCCCTTGAGTCACCGCCTAAGTCTTTCGGATTCTATGAATACTCAGCACCGCAATACTGCAAGATCACCGACCGCAATGGATGGGCACTAGCCAACCCTGCACTCGGTTACACGATAACGGAGGAAGCACTTGAAGAAGCTGTGGCAACTAACAAAATTGAAGACACTAGGACTGAGCTTCTATGCCAATGGATTGATTCTCTACAGAGTCCATGGCCTCATGGGATACTTGAGGAGACCAGCGATGCCACGCTCCAGATTCCGATCGGTGGCTATACAGTATTTGGCTTCGATGTATCTCCATCTCGCCGCAATGCGAGCCTCGTTGCTGGTCAGATTATGGGTGACGGAAGAATTGGAGTGGGCATCATCCAGACATGGGAGTCACAAGTCTCGGTAGATGATCTTAAGATCGCAGCTGACATTAAGGGGTGGGCTGATCAATATCGTCCTAAGATGATCTGCTACGACAAGTACGCAACGCAATCGATCGCTGAAAGATTGGCCAATGCCGGTCAGGTAGTTCAAGATGTCTCAGGCCAGCAGTTCTATCAGGCTTGCTCTGACCTTCTCGATGGTCTAGTCAATCATCGCGTAGTCCATAACGGCCAAGCCGAGTTGATCCAACAGATGAATAACTGCGCGGCTAAAGTTAATGACTCATCATGGCGCATTGTAAAGCGTAAGAGTGCAGGCGATATTTCCGCGCCTATTGGTCTCGCCATGGTCGTGTCGATGCTATTAAAACCACAACAGGTAGCGGCTATCTACACAGAATAATCTATATGTAGTGTATAATTGCCATCTATGGGTATCCTCTCGCGCCTTACAGGTGCAACACCGAAGGCCAATGTCGAAGCGCAGTACGCACCGCAGGTTCTAGGTGAGTATTCGCCTTATGCGATGCCGTTCCAGTTCGCTTACGTCGGACGCACAGAAGCAATGGGAGTTCCGGCACTAGCTCGATGCCGCAATCTTCTGGCTGGCACTATTGGCACTATCCCACTTGAGTTATACAAGAAGTCAACAGGCGAAGAATTAGGCAAGCCACTATGGCTCGATCAGCCTTCATACTCACAGCCTCGATCAGTAACTATTGCCTACACAGTTGATTCACTCTTATTTTACGGACAGGCATTCTGGCAAGTAGTAGAGACTTATCAAGAAGACGGACGACCATCTCGCTTCGAGTGGATCGCTAACAGCCGCGTAACTGCGACACTTGATCGTGACAATGTATTTGTAAAGTCTTACGCAATCGATGGTACGACAGTACCAATGGACGGCTTAGGATCTTTGATCACATTTCAGTCACTTAGCGATGGCATTCTCAACACAGGAACATCGACTATCCGCGCAGCTCTGGATGTCCAGAAGGCTTCTGTCATAGCTGCTGCAACTCCAATGGCGTCTGGATATCTTAAGAATACAGGCGCGGATCTACCACCTGTAGAAGTTCAAGGGTTACTAGCGGCATGGAAGTCTGCCCGTCAAAATCGTTCTACGGCTTATCTGACATCGACCCTTAATTATGAGACAGTCGGATTCAGCCCTAAAGACATGATGTACAACGAGGCAATTCAGAACCTTGCTACTGAGATCGCTCGCCTATGCAATATTCCACCTTACTACGTCTCAGCCGACCAAAATTCGACCATGACGTACGCCAACGTAACAGATGAAAGAAAGCAATTTCTAACACTATCTTTACAGCCTTTTGTATCTGCCATTGAGGATCGTCTTTCAATGGACGACATTACAGCTCGTGGCAATATTGTTAAATTCGACATTGACAAGAATTATCTCCGCACTGATCCGCTGCAAGAACTAGCAGTTATCCGTGAACTTCTTGATCTCCAGTTGATCACTCAGGAGCAAGCCATGGAGATGACAGACCTAACACCTAACGGAAGCGAAGGCATGCAATGAAAGAGATGCTCACATTCTCAGCAGAACTTACAGCAGACGCGTCAGAGCGCACTATCTCTGGCAAGATCGTCCCCTTTAATGGCGAGGTAGGAAATACATCTGCCGGAGCCGTCGTCTTTGAGCGTGGCGCGATTAATATCGCTGACTCATCTAAAGTGAAGCTCCTACTGGAGCACGATCCTAAGCAGCCAATCGGCCGCGCTCAATTCTTCAATGAGACAGAAGATGGAATCTTTGCGTCTTTCAAGATATCTAAATCATCCCGTGGCACAGATGCTCTCATCGAAGCTTCGGAGGAACTCCGCACTGGTCTCTCAGTCGGAGTTATGGTCAATGCAGCCAAGCCTAAGAATGGCGTGCTGTATGTATCGAGCGCTGACCTGCTCGAAGTAAGTCTGGTACAGGCAGCAGCCTTTAAGTCTGCGGCCGTAACCGATATAGCGGCGTCTGAAGATGAAGCCGTTGAAGAAACCCTACCAACAGAAAGCGAGACAGCCACAGTGGAATCCACTCCAGCAGTCGAAGCAACACCTACAGTTGAGGCTGCCGCAGTTGAAGCTGCTCGCCCTGCTGTCACAGCGATGGCTTACACAAAGCCACGCATCGAAGTAACAGCTGCAAAGTATGCAGAGCAGTCAATCCGCGCCGCACTTGGCGATGATTCAGCTCGTCAGTACATCGCAGCAGCAGACAACACAACTGACAACGCTGGTCTCGTACCAACACGTCAACTCTCAGAGATCATCAACCCTCTCGGTACAACTATCCGCCCATCAATCGATGCAATCTCTCGTGGAGTGCTTCCAGATGCAGGTATGACATTTGAGATTCCTAAGATCACCGCTATGCCTACAGTTGCAGTTGCAGCTGAAGACGCAGCATTTTCTAACACAGATCAGAACTCTGCATTCCTAAGCGTAAGCGTTGCAAAGTACGCAGGACAACAGGTCTTCTCAGTAGAATTGCTAGATCGTACATCTCCAGCATTCTTTGATGAACTCGTTCGCAACATGGCAGCAGCTTATGCTAAGTCAACTAACGCAGCAGTAAACGCTGCACTCATCTCAGGTGCGACACTTGATGCAACTACAGTTGCAACATATCCAACAGCAGCCGAACTTCTCGGAATTGTTGCTCGTGGATCAGCATCTGTCTATGGCGCAACAGCAGGACTTCCAAATCCATTCGCTCGCAACATGGTCGTATCTACTGGACAATGGTCTAACATCATGACCTTGAACGATTCAGGACGCCCTATCTACAACGCTTCACAGCCACAAAACGCAGGCGGCGTTGTAACACCTACATCACTCACAGGTAACGTTGCAGGACTTAACCTCTACGTCGATCCAGAGAATGGCGGCGATGGCGATGGCACAATCCTCATCATCAATCCAGATGCGTACACATGGTACGAGTCACCAACATACCGACTACGCGCAGAATCAACAGCTGCTGGTCAGGTAACAATCGGCTACTACGGCTACGGCGCAATCGCGACCAAGGTCGGAGCAGGCGCATTCAAGAATAACAAGGCGTAAGCCACACTAAGTCGCTGGCAGGGTAGTGCCCTTCTACCCTGCCAGTCTTTAGAAAGGATAAGAGCATGGCATTGACAACAGTTGCAGAGCTTCGCACCGCCCTAGGCGTTGGCACTCTCTATACTGATGCAGTCTTGCAGTCTGTCTGCGATGCCGCAGATAACGTACTCTTGCCCTTTCTATGGAAGAATCAGCAGTACATAATTGCTCACGGGAACACGGGCACAGTCGGCACTCTTTACTTTGATCAGAATATTCGTGACTACTTCTACGTTGGACAGTCAGTCGTAATCTCTGGCGCTGGCACAAAGTACAATGGCACAAAGACAATTACTGGCGTTGACACTCAATCCTTTACAATTACAACGACACACACTAGCGACAATCCATATCACACAGTCGAGCCTTATGGCATCGCAGCAGTAGAGACTTACACAGATTACACAACAGTACCTGCGATTCAAGAAGCGTCTCTCATGATCTCTATAGACATCTGGCAGTCTCGCCAAGCGCCTTCATCTGGCGGCGTTAGCATCGATGGCTACGCACCTTCTCCGTATCGCATGGGTAACACTCTGCTTGCTCGTGTCCGTGGCTTGCTTGCGCCGTATCTTGATCCGAGATCGATGGTGGGCTAATGGCCGCCATCTCAACACTCCGCGCAGGTATCGCAGCAGCTCTCACAGATAACACAAAGTATTCAGTCTTCTCATTTCCACCTGCTACCGTCATCGCTAACAGCGTCATCATTAGCCCTTCTGATCCTTACATCTCGCCATCTAACGGATGGCATGCATCCATCTCACCGATGGCTAACTTCACCATCTCAATCATGGTTCCCCTTCTAGATAACGAGGGCAATCTAAACGGAATTGAGGATGACGTAGTGCGAGTGTTTAACTTGCTAGCGGCATCTTCATACACCTACAACGTC